GAATGTTTACTTCATTAAGTTTTTCAATAGTTAGTTTCATTAATCAATAATTATTCTAGACTTAGGCTCTTTTTTACAGTCACATTTTGGGTGTTTTGTTTCTGATGCAATACAACACATGGTAAATAAAAACCACCAAGGACTCCAGCCAAATGCTTGAACTAGATATGCTGTACCAACTAAGATCGCTATATTATATATCCACACCATTTTTACATCCCCGCTAAGAATTTTTTCCATTCGATACCGTTCTTAAGTTGCCAGTCTCGCGCTTTGATTTGACCTAAGATACCTTCAAGCAAATAACCCATAGTCTCAAGATATTCAATCTTAGTATTTAGTGTTATTAAATCTTGATCACCTTGAAGGAACTCGTCCATCTCATTCTTAAGAGGTTTGATTAGTTGATATGGTTCCCATCCGAGTTGTTGTAGTTCTTCTCTGGATAGTTCACCACGATAATACCTAAACTTATTTTTACGTAGTAGGTTATAGTCGGCTCTAGCTTTTGTCAGCTTAAGCTTTACTCCTACCATAAGTTTGATATACTTTGAGTGGACCTTAGCAGTTTCAGTAGATGCTTCACCAAGATGGTTATCATCTATAAGACTGTCTTGCTCCCACATTGTTTGGATATCTTCAATATTCATAATATACTCACACCATTTAAAATTACATTATAACATATAATCTATTTATTGTACATGCCTATATCGTTACTGGAGCCACAAAGTTATAATACGTGTATTTGAAGGTGGCAGACCCTGTAAGGTAATTAATGTCTGTCACGTTTGCTTGGAAATTTAGAGTTCCTAGACCAACTGGATGTAAGTCTACAAAGTGAATAGTTTGAACCGTAGTATTATTGCTGCCTAGTATCTCAAGAACGCCATCTGAATAGTTGCCTAACATGTTACCAAACTTAGGGACTGGTAATGCTTCACCCAACGCAGTAGTTGTAGATGTTTGTTGAGCCGCAACTAAAGCTTGATATTGAGTATAGCTTTCTGGGAAACCTAAACCAATTAACCATTCATGTATAGCTTTATAGTTTTTCATCTCTTCATCGACAATAAAATTAATTGTTAATTCGCCAAACCTTAACATCTCACCAGGCAATGCTGATACAGAGAATGGAGTACCAACATCAATAGACTCTAAACCGATCTCAGGTAAGTTAGCTTCTTGACAGAAGTATGTTACCTCAGGGATCTTAGTAATAGAAAGCTTAAACCCGGTAGGTGATAAAGGGTTAATGTTATTTGGTATAGGGCAATTTGGATTAGCCATGATTGTGATTCCTAATTATTATATACTATTTATACAAATAAAAAGGGAGCCGAAGCTCCCTCTTTATCAATGTAGTGTCCTTTCGGATCTTATTACATTAGGTTTGTAACTGCAACTTTTCTGTAGTAGTAGTTCATGTTTGGAGCCAAGTTGTCTTGACCTGTAGAACCAGAACCAGTGTCGTCTAAGTTAACAAATGGGTTAGCTACTAAACCGTAACGTGTCTTGAAGCCAATTTTTGGTTGGAAGCTATTAGGATCAACAGCACGAACCAATTGGAGAGGAACGTATGGGCAATAGAATAAACCAGCATCAAATGCTGATGTACCTTTGTAACCAACTGTAAAGAACTGTGTAGCACCTTGGTTAGCAGTATATGGATCAACATACACTTTATACTTACCATTTAGTACACCAGCGAAAGTTGTAGAAGCTTCGTCAACATTCAATGATGTTGAAAGAGCTGGAGCGTAGTCTAAAACACCAGCCATTGCTAATGCAGATGCAACATCTGATGAGCAAAGGATGAAGTTACCACGACCTCTACGAGTTTGTTGAGCAATCGCGTTAGCTTCACGTTCGATTTGGAATAAGAGACCTTTAAATTTCTCTACAGACCAACGACCGTTTGAGTCAACGTCTAAGTCAAATGTACCAGCTGTAGCTGTACCAACTGCTGCACCTACTTTAGCTGTGTTGTATACTGTACGGATAACTTCACGGTTGATTTCAGCAAGGATTTCTGTTGAAAGGATGTTGCTTAATTCACCTTCAGCATCTAAACCATGAACTGATTTCAAGTCTTGAGCTAACTCGATTGAGTATTCAGCTTTAAGAGCACGTGTTTTAGCTGTTACAGAAGTTTTCTCGATTGAGAAAGCCATTTGTGCGAATGAACCGTCACCTGTACCACCTTGACCTAATGCTTCACCTTGAGCTGTTGTTAAACCACGGCCGATACCGTTGTTTGAAGGATCCCAAGCTGAAGAACCGTTAGCTGTACCGTCACCAGAGAAACCAACATTAGCTTCATTGAATAAAGCTTCTGTACCGTCTTGTGATGTATATTTGCTCTTCATAGCGAAGATCAAACCAGTAGGTTGTGTCATTGGTTGAACGCCAGCGATATCGTAAGCGATCATTTGTGGCATAGCACGACGTACTAAAGCGATAAGAACTGGATCGAAACCAGATACTGTACCTGTTGATGCACCAGCACCACCAAGACCAATACCAGTACCACCAGCATTAGCTGGAGCTGTTTCGAAGAGAGCTTCTGCAGATTTTTGCATTTCGCGCTCTTGGTTTTCTAAAAGAACTGCTGTAACTTCCTTACGGTAGTTATCTTTGATTGATGGGAGTGATTCGTGTTCTAGAATCGGTGCCCATTTTTTCATTAAATCTTGACGAGTTGTCATTTTATTTTCCTTATTTTAAGTTGTTAAGAACTGATAAGTAATTTTTCATCTTAGGATCATTAACAGCAGGCTTAACGTCTTCTGTTAGGTTTTCCACAGGTGAATCAGTCACTACAGACTCAACAATAGTTGATGTCTTGTTTGTGAAATAATTTTCACGGATTGTCTGAATTTTCTTAGCGAAAGTTTCAGCATCATCAAAAGATAATTCTTCAGCTAAGCCAAGGAATTTTTCTTTATCAGTTTCTGCTAAACCATCTAAAGCATCAACGATGATTTCGTTACGTGCTGATTCGTTTAAAGCTTTTGAAAGCTCAACGTTAGCTGCAACTTGTTCATCTAATTTTGCTTGTAAGTCAGCAATAGCTTCTTCTTGAGCACCTAACACATCGAATTTTTCCTCTGGAACATCGATATAGTGTTCTTCGAATAAACCTTTCATGCCATTTACAAAGCTTTCAAGAATTTCAGACTTCATACCACTTTCAAGGGCAATTTCATTCTCTTTAATCCACGTCTCAACAACATAATTGAGATATCCATCAACTTTTTCAACAAGACCCTCTTGATTTTTAGCAACGGCTTCTTCAAGTCGTGCGTCAAATTCTTCTTCTAAACGTGCAACTTCTTCTTTTACACGGTTAACAATAGCTGCTTCGAAGATTGTAGCTGCTTTTTCTTTGAATTCCTCTGTGAGGTCTTCGCCGTTGATTAAAGCGTCTACGTCTTCTTTAACTGATGTAGCTGTACGGATAGGTTTTTGGTCACCAGCTGTAGCTTTCGCTGTAGCTTTATTAGTAACTTTACCTGGACCGCCTTCTTCAGCTGCATCTTCATCCTGTACGTTGTTTTTAGCATTGTCTGGATTAGCAACTTCTGCTGTAGCAGGAATTACTTCTTTAGCAGTACGGATTGGTGTTTGATCACCAGCTGCTTCTTTACCAGAACCGCCGCCACCTGGAGGAGCTGAGATTGAACCTGCTGGCTTAATCACTGCTTGATCACCTGGTTGTGCGTTAGCAACAACTTTGTTTGCTTCTTCGATTGTTTCTACACTGTCATCAGCAGTTTTTGATTCTGCTAAGATTTGTGCAATTTTTTGTTCGATTGACATTCTTAATCTCCTAAATGTGTATCTTTACAGATATACTATTATTTATAGTTATTTAATTTTCGCGAGGAAGTTCATGAATACTTTTAACTTCGCTTCTTCTAAATTTTTACTTGAAGCTTTTCTAATTGCTGCTTGTGCTTCGCGTAAGTCTTTCTCCACAAATTTTCCATCGACCATAACCCACTCTTTAGACTCCATCACACCCTCAACGAAAGCATTGGGAGCGGAAGGGTCAGCTACAATGTCAGCAGCTGTCGCTAAAGTAAAATCGTTTCCAACATAAGCCACGTCACCTTTACGATTTAAAGAACCCATACCTCTAGAACTAACACCAAGTGTAGCTCCTTCATCGATAAGAGACTTAACAATCTTGCCATAAGGTGTGTCCATGATCTTAGCTTTACCAATAAAGTTGTCGCCATCTCTACGTAAAGATTTGATCATATGAGACACTCTGTCAAGATTAATCGTAGGAGAATCAGGATGACCTAATTCACCAAAGGCACGATTCTTGTTGACATATTCATCGTTATATCGTTTGACCTCGTTATCAAGTATCTCTACAGGATAAACGCGACCGTTACGATTCTTTAGATTCGATTGAAGGAATACGCCTTCAATGAAATATTCTTTGCCTTTACCTAGTTTTTCTTCAACTAAGTATTTTACCTCTTCGGTATGTTCTTTAATTAGTTTCATGTTAGCTTCCTACTTGAGTTCTGTCGTCGTAAGCACCGAAGAATGGTTCTTCAACCTTAGATGACCAGCCGGCGATCTTACGTAAAACGATATAACCACATGATGCTGCACCACCTAATGTGACTACAATGTTTTGTGTGTTTTGAACACCATCTGTAATACCATTTTGTGTTAAGTCTAAAATGGGAGCATTCTCTGGAGCACAAACAGCAATAACAACACCGTTTCTTGTAATAGTTGCTGCTGAAGTTAATAAACCAGAAGCAATCACTTTAACGATGTTAACTGTTGGTGTATCGCTGTTTCTAGCTTGTGTAGAAGCTGCGAGTGTTGAGATATCAATAGTTGCTGCAGTATCAGCAGAACTTCCTTCCCACTTAATGATAGTCTCTTGGTTTGTGTTTCTAATTGTAGTGGTTCTAACAGCAGCCATTTATTATTCTCCGATTTGTTTAAGCACAGCTAAAAAGTTATCTTTACCTTCTCTCATGTGCTCAATAATTTCCTGTTGATTACTAAATAATTCTTTCAATCTCTCTTGTGTATCTTCATTGATAGCGATTATAGTGCCATCAGCTAACTTATAATCGATCTTACCTTCAATGAGCTTATCTAATTTGTTTAAGTTTCTAATCTCTTGTACGACTGGATCTACAGTAAAAAGTTTAGAGGAAGCTAATTCAATATATGATTCTATTAATGTATCTGTTACTTTTACCTCATGATGCTCTTTAATGATGTTAGCAATCTTATTATCTGATAGTGTGTCGTATAACTCTGTCTTAATTTGTTCTGCTAACTCTCTTGTATCGTATTTTTGTTTTATGTGTTGTCGAGCTTCCTCTAACCCTTTAAAACTTGTTTCTTCCTTGTCAACAAGGACTTTACCTGCCTCAGTCATCTCTATTAGATGGCCGCTGCAATGTAGTTGCTCTGTCACTTGTGAACCAATGATATCCGCAGATAATTTTTTACTAAACTGTTTAAAATACATTATTTTATACTTTTATCGTATCCAGGTTTCATTGCGTTCATAGCACATTCTTTCTTTACCTTTTTCTTTTCATCAGCAATATTAACTTTGTTAGTCATTGCATCGGGTAAAGAACCGTTAGGCTCAGAAGCTAATCTCGCAGGACCAGCACCAGAAGGGTTGTATGCATCGTTTTCTTTGCATGTGCACTTCTTAGCAGCTTCGATTAATGAAGCATCTAAACCTAAACTATATGCGTCTAATTTTGACATTATTCTGCTGTCTCAACAGTTTCTTCTTCTGCAGCATCATCAAGTTCAGCTACATCTTCAACTGGTGTATCTTCAGTATCTTGTACTGGAACATCTAGTTCAACTTCTTGAGTTTCCGCATCTTCTGCTACTGGGTTGCTAAACATATTTTGAGCAACTTGTACACGCATATCTTCTAATCTTGAAGAGATACGGGTTGCCATCTCAGCATTAAATGCTGCGTCGATTGATGTCGCATCGCCTTGAGCGATTGCATTAATTAAATCATTCACACCTTGAGTCATTACATTTCTCCTTGTTGTTGACCACCAGCTGGACCACCTGGAGCTCCAGGTTCTTGACCCTGCATAGCAGCTAATAGTTCTTGCTCACTCTCAATCTCTTTGTCGATCTCTTCAATCTCTTCATCAGACTGTTTTAATATATTACGTCTAATAAAGTTGATACTATAATATGTACCAACATAAGGTTGGATTCTATTAAGAGTATCGATACGGTTGTTAAGTATCTCTGCTTCTTTTAACTCAGCGAAGTGGTTATCTTCTTGGAAGTCGTACCTTAAATCTTGTACGATATCGTCCCACTCGTCTGGTCTAATTATACCTTTGGCAATGAGTTGAACTCTAAGTGCCTCAGAGAATAATGCAGAGAACTTACGTCTAATACGTTCAATAAACTTATTAAACTTAATCTCATCTCGTGAGATCTCGTTTGATCTACCAAGACTAAACTGTGTATCTTGTCTCAATCTTGAGATAGGTACATTTAAGCATTGATATAGTTTATTTTGGAAATAATTGATGTCTTCAATGTTGCCTAAGTTCTGACCGCCTTGAAGTGTAGTGATCTCTGTACCCTTACCACCTTCACGTCTTGGCATCCAAAAATCTTCCATCATAGAAAGATGTTTGCGGTCGTCTCTTACTTCACCAGTATTGGCATCATAGACGATCTTATTTCGATACTTGTTCATTATATCATTGACGTATTGCTCAGCTTTAAGCTTTGGCAAGTTACCTACATCAATGTAAAATATTCTACGTTCAGGTGCTCTTGAAACTCTATAGATGACTAGAGAGTCTTCAATCATCTTCAGTTGGTTAACTGGTTTGATTGCTTTGTGTAAGTAACCTAACATTGAGTTACTATTTTGGTCAATCAAACCTGAAGGGCAATAGATTACTGAATCTAAACTAAGCTTTACACCTTGACTTGTATTCTCATTGATACCTTTGTCGTTATAGATGTAGAACTCTTGCACTTCTTTTACAACGTCGATGCCTTTATCGTTCTTACCTTTTTTGATATTCTTGATCCTGCGAATCTTACGTGGATCAACATATCGTAATTCTTGTATACCATTCTTAATGTTAGTTTCATCTAACAAGATGTGGTAATATAATCGTCCGTCAACATACCATGAACGGAAGATGTCATGTCCTTTATTATTAAACCTATAGAGCTTAAGGATGTTCTTATGTTCTTCTTGCATCATCTTCTTGATTGATGAAGAAACATTAACATCATCTAATACGATCTCAATAGGTGATTCGTTATTGTTAGCTACGATAGCTTCGTTAACGATATCTTCAACTGCGGCATCGCAGTCACCATATTGTGATACTTCTCTATAACGTCTAATTAAGTCGTTCTCATTCTTAATAACACCTTCAAGATCTACTGTCATGCCGTAATAGGCTGCAGCAGCTCCTAATGATGTAATAAGAGTGGAACCATCGTCAGAAGAGGGAGTGACAACTTCGCTCCCTGTCTTCTTCGGAATCTTTTTCTTTATCTCAAAACCAAATATATCCATTATCTAACCTCTATAATATTATTGACCTGACCCAATCCAGTATTAAACTACTGGGAATGTGCCAAGCGGTGTATTTACAGCTACGTTTGCACTGAACGCACTAGTATTACCAGTAGATGTATCAGATGTCCAGTAGTTGTAATTAAATTCAACTTCAAATATTTCGATTTGGTTATTTGAATCGTAATCTAACGTGATAGCACCAATTGTAGTTGGGAATGCATCATGGAACTTATAAGTCTTAACAGCTGCACCATTACGGTCTAACTGTGTAACTTGCAAGTCGACTTGATAATCACGTGGATTTGTACGACCATTTGTTTGCGCGTTGTTCATGATACCGTCAGACCATTTTTCCATTGCGTTTCTAATACTAAATGTTGTGTCATTGTAGATTGAAACAGACCATGGAGCAAATGCTCTTTCGCCAGCAAAGTTAACTTGACGGCCGCGGTATAAAATTTGCATGTTTTCTACTGTAGAAGCTGGTAATGAAGAAGCTTTACATAAGAATTGTGCATTTAAACCAACAGCAGCACCAATAGAAACAAATGATGGAAATGTTAAGTCAACGCGAAACTGATTGGGACGAGCTCCGCCGCCAATCAGTTGTGCTTTAAAATCGCTAATGTTTGCCATATGTTATGTCCTTTTCCTTGTCTTTATTATTTATATACTATCCACCAATTTCTTCAAAGTTAACTGATGTTCTTGCTGCAACAAAGTTAAGTGTAATGAAGTTAATTGAGCGAGCTGGTTTAATAAAGATATCGGCAACAAACTCGTTACGATCGATAACTTCGCCAGTGTTGTTTGTGTCATCACATTTTACACGGAAGTCAATGATACCACGGCGACCTTGAACGTCTCTTAAGAATGGCTCTACGAGGTTCTTAAATTGAGCTCTTGTGAAGCTGTCATTGAATTCAAACAATTGATATTTAGAAGCTGTAGCAATTGCTTTTTCTAAAGTGATGAATAAACGGCGAACGTTGATACGATCAAACGCGCTTGGTTTAGATTGTAGTGTCTTATCACCGAAGAGAACTGTACCTTGACCAGGGAATGTAACAACTGGGTTAATACCTGCTTTGTATAGTGTATCTCTTTCAGTTTTACCTGGATTGAAACCAAGTTTAACTACGTTCTTGATTTGACCACGGTTTAAACCGCCTGGTGACCACCAAGGATCATTTGTGTAGTCTGTACGAGCACATAGACCTGCGATATCACCATTGAGTGGGATCCAACGATATTTGTCAGCATAACGGTCATATTGGTATTTGTAACCAGAATCTAATACTGCATATGATGAATCAACATCGAATGAAGCATTGTTTCTGAATGCAACTGTAGCATCAGCAGCATCTGAACCAGAACCAATGATTGGTGAACCATCTGCAATGTTTGTTGGAGATACAAATACTACGCAGTCAAGACGAGTTTGAGCAACGTTTTCTACAACATATTTAGATACGATAGCGTTAGCTGGACCAGTTGGGATTAATGATACATCATATTGTTCTGCATTAGCAAATAAAGCAAAACCAGCTTCTAACTGACCGTCAGTTGCTGTATGATCATCTGCACCGCCAGATAATACTTCATCTGTGCCGTTGTCTACTAATTTAAATGAATTACTAGCAGCAACACTTCCCCATGCAGCAGCATTAGTTGTGCCTGAACCTGGAGTTACAACATCTGTTGTATGATCTGTCCACCAGATATACTTAGAGTTTGTGTTGATAGCATCTTTGTAGTAGTTGTTTGTACCGTCTGATTTTTTAGCATCAGAAGCTTTAGATACGAAAGCAAATTTTTCTAAGATCGTACCAGCTGTGCCAGACCATTGACCATCAGTATCGATAATAGCAACATGTAGTTCATCGCTTTCACCGCCAACTGAAGCTGCGTATGTTGATGTACTAGGAGCTTTATCGAATGAGTCTTTGTATGCCCATGTGCTAAATGTTGCTTCGTCAGCGATAGCAACTGTGAGTGAGTTACCGAATACACCTGGATATTTAGCTACCCAAGGGCCAACGATACCTTCACCAGCAGCATATGATTCTTCATATTGATCAAAGTTTTTGATCTTTACACCACCAGCAGTTGATAAGTTTGCATAAGCACCGTAGGCATTAGTACCACCACTTGGAGCAGCAGCAATTGTTACTAATGGGCGTGATGTATAACCAAAGCCTTTATTAGTTACTACGATCTGTGTGATTGAACCGCTTTCTACTTTAGCATAAGCTACAGCTTGGATACCACCAACAATATTTGGAGCTCCAATTGTACATGCTACGTAATTACCAGCTAAACCAGTAACCGCAGCACCAACATAACCTGAACCAGCATTACCGATAGTAAATGTTAAGCCAGTAGTTGTACCTGCTGTAGTTGTAATAGCAGCACCAGCAGCAGTTGTTAAAGTAAATGTTGTTGAACCATTTGTAGCGCTTACTTTATAAGCAGTTCCTGTTGTATAACTTGAGATTGAACCATCACCAGTTAATGTACCAGAAACAACAACTGTCATACCTACCCAAAGTGTGTCGCCAGCTGTAGCTGTAAATTGTCCACCTGTACCAGCAATAGCAACACCAGATAGTGTGTTTGCAACAGGAGCATCAATATCATCAACACCACTTCGCGGAGTTGAAACAGCATTTAATGAATCTGTCGTGTCTACTCGAACTGTAAGTAGATTGTTTGTATATGATAGGAAGTTTGCTGCTGTGAAAAAAGACTGAGCTGTCGCATCGTTTGGCTTACCAAAACGTGAAACTAAAGTATTTTCTGAATCGATCGTTACAGGATCAAGAACTGGACCCCATTGAAATACCCCAGCGAAAGCGCCTACTGATGTTGAAACAGCGGGAACGATCGATGAGAAGTCTTTTTCTACTACCGCAACTCCTGGAGATAATTGAAACGGCATTTTTTTGATTCTCCTTAATTAATTTGTTATAATGTAGCTAGAGTCACCTCTATACCTATATTTATACTTTCTAAAAATTCAATAGGACTTGATCGTCCTGGTCACCCCGCCCATCATTCAAGAATCCAAATGGGGTTAACTCATCCTCTATTCTCTTCATCTGATTTTCATACATTATTTGTCTTAAATTTACGTCATTTAAGTCTTTAAAGTACGGGTTGGTCGTCAGCCAACTAAATAATACTAACGTCATAACCAAATCATCATGATAGCCTTCATCTGCCTTATAAGTCCCTTTGGTCTCAATGAAGGTTGATATCTCAGCAATAGTGTCTATATCTTGTACAAGAAGCTTACCTTCCTCTACAAGCGCCTTGAAGTTCATGCAACCAATTCTTTTTACCTTCTTATCAGTATTGACTCCAAGCTGTGCTTTACCACCACCAAAGCCACCTGATACTACTTGTCCATCTATGTTTCTATTAACGAATAGGATATTTTCATATTCCATCTCAGAGTATAATATAGAGGAAACCTGCTCGCTTGAGTTGATCTCCATTAAAACGTATGCATTATTGTATTCTGTTGCAACCTTGTATATCACGCTCGGATATAACATAGGACTAATCTGGTTGTCTCTATACTTAGCTACTTGTTTATATGGTACTGATGATATGTCAACTATAGAGAATGATGAATAGTCTCCACCAACTCCCTTGGCCGTATCACAAACCATTATATAGTTGTGATCTTTTATAGGCCTTTCAAAAACATCTAAACCATCCTTACTATATATAATCATCGCAGCACTCATCTTGGCGATGACATCAGATCTAACTAATGTTAAGCTAGAACCCAAGAACGTGCATAGCACCTCTTGGTTAAACTTAAGTTCGCCTAACTGTCTACGTTGTTCCTCTGCCCACTTCTCATCCCTTCCTGGGATCTTCCAATATGGTATAAACAATGGGACAAAGTCATTACGTTTGTTCTCTGCATCGTTCCAAAACTTCCAAAAGTGGTTATAACCTAATGGTGTAGAACTTAATAAGATCTTTGTTGTTGTACCAGCAGAGATCGTAGGATAAACAGAAGTAAAGAAGTCCTCAGCTACGTTATTAGGTATGATCGCAGTTTCGTCGACGTACAGCATGTTAACAGATTTACCGCGGATACCAGAAGCAGACGTTGCTGCCGTAAATACTTTACTATTATTCTCTAACTCGATGTCGCCTTTATTCCATGTCGTTACACCTTGTTGCAACCACAATGGTAGGTTCTCATACATTAGTTGATACCTGTATAAGACCTCACGGGCGGCGGTGGCTTTGTTTGCCAAGATTGCGACGGTTTTAGAATCTTGAAATAAGGTATACCATAAAATGTACGCAGCACTAGTCGTCGTTTTACCTTGCTGACGACCTTCCATAAGGATAACTTTTCTATTATCATGTATAATCTTTACCTTTTCACGTTGGCAATCATAAAGCTTAAAAGGAACTAGACCGTGATCTAGCGAAATAATCTTACAATAGTTTTCAATAAAATAGATAGGATCATCTTTACACTTGAGGTATTCCGTTACTTGTTCTTGAGTAAACGGTATACTTACTCCAGCGGCTTTTAAATTACTATTTGCATTATATATAAGAGCCATTAAAAGTCATTTTCCCAGGATTCTGTTACCGATCCACCTGGTGTAGTACCTTCTGCAGTGTATTTTCTACCAGGAATACTGACGTTAGCCATAGATTTAAGGATAACTCCTTGATCTGTAACAGGTCCAAATATATTTGTCTTAAGTGTAAATTGAAGCGTGTGAGTAACAAATCGTCTTGTCTCAAATGCACCATCATAAGTATCTTCTACTGATATGTTGTTTAAGATGACAGGGATATTTTGTACGATTTCCATTTCAGGAACAGCATTGACTGATAGTGTATATTCTGGATTGAAGATGGGTAAGATCTGTTCGATGATCTGCATAGCATCTTCTTGTGTCTTAGTCAATACATACATCGCGATATCGATGTTATATGGAGCTGGACTAAATACTGTGCTGCGATTTGGGTGATCTGCCGATGTTGTATCATTACACACCAACTTGTTCATTTTATTTGTCTTACGTGCAGAATCATACTCATAACCTGTAATCTCAAATGATAATCTTGGTAAGACTGTATATGTATGTTGTGTTAAGTTTGGATCCGAATCAATACGAACTATCCATTTTTCTTTTGGTGCATAAGCGATAGGCACAGCAATAGTTTGTGCAACAGCACCATCAGTACCTTGTCTCTCGACTTTAATATCAGAGAATAGACGGCCAAACGCGATGATCGTTTTTCTAATTGCTCCGTGATAATATGGGGTTCCAGTTAACACACTATGCTCCTCTTATCATACAGCCATTAAACCAAGTAATAGCTGAGTTATTTACCGCGGTTACGGTCTCTCCGTCACCAGTGTTTACTCCAGTACCAATACTTATCGTCTGTTTTGCCATTACGGATTACCTATCGATTCATCAAGATCGCCGAATGGGTTGTCTGAATTAAATACGACAACTCCGATAGCTTCCTTCTTAAATTTATTATTATCACCATACGATACTGAATCATCAGTATTATCAATGATAGCTACAGCTTGTGCAGTACCACCGCTTGGATTTGCTGGGAAAAATACTGGAGGAGCTGATGTATAGCCAGAACCGGGATTTGTAACAGTAGCTCTATATACTCCACTATCTTGTACAGTACATGTTGCTGTAGCTCTTAAGCCTAAGTATTTAAACTCGGCTGTACCATTTAGTGCGAGACCTGATGTATGTGATGGTCCAGTTGCACCGGATGTTCCTGCAACGGTAACCGCATATCTATGTGTATTATGACAAATCTCATCACCAACAACATAAGCTGTGGTTGCAGCCCAACTTCTACCAATAGTTATTGTTGGAGCTGATACATATCCTGTACCACGGCTTGAGATATAAACCTCTGTGACATGGCCATTTTCTACAACATCTAAATCGTGGGTCTTCAATGTTTCGAATGCGTCGATAGCATCGTAACCAGTACGGATTTGTTCTGATGCATATTGGAAGAGTTCAACTTGAAGTTTATAAACAAATAGTTTACCAAGTTGATAGAATGGATCTTGATGCTTAACGAACTTGATCTCGAATAAACCGCCAGTTAACGGGAAGTATAATAGATCACCTTCTAATGGACGATCAGGTATAACATTACCATGTTTACCAAGTAGTTGATCCCAACGACGACGAGCCACTGTTAGAGTTGCAGATTGCTCCATCATCAAACCAAACTTTTGAATGAACGCGCCTTGACCTTCGAAGCCATCGTGAGATTCAAGGTACATCTCGATCTCATAA